TGGTCTATTAGAAGAAGTTATTCTTTCATACCCAGATCGCATTGCTCTAATAGAACCACCTTCAGGAGTGTCATATCCATAAGGTCCATATATTGGATTTCCATCATATGCCCAACCGATAATAGGTGAGTGATTTGTAGATTCTTTTTCTGTGTTTGAAACTAAATCAATAGTAAGATCTGGAACGAAAACTTGTTTACCAAGTCTTATTACCTCTCTATAAACATTTTGTCTTAGTTTTCTCGGAGCATACAAATGAGTATATTGAAGTCCATAATTTGGATTTAATCCTTCAGTTAAAATACCATCATCATTAGTCACAACACCATTTTGTAAGTATCGCTCAAATAGGTTAATAACCCATGCTTTTATATTTGCTTGAAAACTAGATCCAGATCCAGCAGGAACAACATCTACACTAGTTTTACTATTTGTGTAGTTATATCCACTATTTGCAATGAAGACTTCAGTGATAGATCCATTTTGAATGATTGGTACTAATTCAGCACCTTGCCCATCACCGAGAACGTTTAATTTAGGAGGAGAGTTATATCCAGACCCTCCTGATTTTACAATAACTTCTATGATTGTTCCGTTAATAACAACGGTTTCTAATAAAGCACCAGACCCACGATTCAATGTAAAAGTTGGTTGTCTATTATCACCAATTATTTCGCTGCTTCCATATCCAACTCCATTATTAGTTAAAGATACTCCTATAATTTTGCCTCTAACAATTGGTTGTAAAGTTGCCTCAAAATTTTGTCCACTAAATGTAGATACACCAATGTTTCCAGTAACTAAAACTCTAATAGGTTCATAGTTAAAGTTATGTGTGCCTGATCCCTGAGATTCAAAATTAATAAATTGGTTCGTAGAATAATAAAAATCTTTTGTAACTGTTAGTCCGACTCCAACCACAGACAATCTAAACTTATCGTTATTTACTTTTGTTACATAATAACTAGATCCATGTATTAATCCACCAATAGGAGTAGATGATGCAGTGTATACAACTATTTCACCATCGATATATCCATGATCATTAAAGTTAATAGTGTTTGATGCAACATTTATATTACTAAAATTAACAGATACCTGCCTAGTTTTATAATTGGATCCCGTGTTGGTAACTTTAATGCTGTTGATAGTTTTTTTTCTTTGTATAGCAGTTAAAGAATGAGATCCACTACCATATGAAGTTAAATTAACTGTGTTAATACCTGCTATAGCATCTTCATAAGTTTCATGAAGTTTAACTATGGTTGCAGACACAGGGAAAACATAATATGGAGAGTCTGTTGAGATTCCTCCTATGTTTGATGATCCATTTGTTGAATATATAACTGCTTCACCATTTCTAAACTTATGTGAAGAAGAAAATCCAATGGTGTCGTTTGTTAAATTTACTTCGAGAGCTTGTTCAAATGCGTTAAATGTATTAATATGTTTTACACTAATCATATCTGCTTTTGCAGTTGCTCCCCTTCCACCTCCACCTATGATACTGATTATTGGAGTTCCAAGATAATCAAATCCACCATCAACAACTCTGATGCTTTCAAAAGATCCCTCTACAGCACATAAACCGCTTGCATTAATGCCAGTGGGATCAGTTATAGATAAAACTGGAGGATTAATAACATCATATCCATCTCCACCAGATGTTACAATAATATTTTCAATAGGCCCATAAAAAACAGAGTCGGATGATTTATAGTTTAAGATTTCAACACCATTAACTAACATCCCAATTTGACCTGGTTTAGTGTCAGATATGTCCACCGTATTTTCTGGAGTCGAAAACTTTCTAATCAGTTTTTGAGATTCTAAAGTTTGTTCAGATAGTGCAAATAGTTCAAATTTATTATTAGTTACTGTTCCAGTGATAGTAATATAAACATTATTAAAAATGTTTGCTCTACTTCTAAAAAGAGAAATTTCATTATCTGAGATTTTCTTTACAAAATAAACACCGGCACTAATGTTTAACTTATTTGAACCTGTTCCTGGGATATAAACAATGGAGTCTCCAGTGTATAATCCATGAATACCAACGTTGATTGATATATTGTTGTTGAAAACTCCACTAAAAGTAATTGATCTATCTTTAACATCTAACGCTTGTTTAAAGTAAGATGGTAAAGATGGTGAAGCAACATATAAACTGTCTTTTAAATCAGTGTATACATTTTGCACATTTGCAATATTTTTATTTACGCCTGCAAAGTTTGTGCTATTAACTTTAGTTAGATTTTTAAATACTTTATAAGTTAATCCCTCATTAATACCTGTTCCTATTCTTATTTGAAATGTAGTTTCATTTTCAATAGAAGTTATTTCTGCAATAACTGAAAACCCATTTGATGCAAGAACTCTTACTGACTCACCGCTATACATCGTCAAACGATCAAACGTTGTAAACCTATAAGTGTAATCAGATATATCAACTAGTTCAACTGTTTTAATATTAAAAATAGAGGGAATATTAAAAATCCAGTTGTTTGATTTTTTATCTGTTAAAGAAGATCCAAGTGCTTTGATTTTAATCGTATCTGAGTCATGAAGTCCATATTCAGAGTCTACAAACTCAAGATCAGTGAGAACAGCACCAATACGAACTTGCACCAAATTGTTAGTTCCAATTCCAGAATAACCATAAGCATATGTATCAAATCTTATATCAGTCTCTGATAAAATGTCTGGAGTTCCTCTACAATCAAAAAACTGATTTAATGTTTTGCTTGTATAGTTAATGTAGTTTTCTACACCTTGAGCACTAGTTACAACTAAAACGCCTGAAGTTGGAAATCCTACGGTTGAATCCACATCAAGAGTTGTGGATCCAGCGGAAACAGAGGTAATAACTTTTGTTTTTGGGTGTACTTGAAAAGTGCCATAGATTGATCCAAATACATTAATATCTTTATCGTAGTCAGAATCAAGACTTATTTTATAATAATCCTTTGAATTTTTTGTAAGTTTTTCTACTTTTGTGATTGAACCCCGAGCTTGACTAAAGTCATCAGTTTCATCTTGAAATAATGTCCTGTTAACTAAGTCTAAAGGATCTCCATAGATTGCCTCTACAACTAAATCTTTTGTAACTCTATACTCAGCGTTAGATGGTTCAAAAAGATAATCTCTTGGTTTTATGACTTCTACATCAACTCCATACAGAGCACGGAAGAGAATTTCAAATGATTCATCAGCACCTTTACTCTCATAAAAGTTTTTTGATTGTTTGAGAAATAAATTTTGATTTAATCCAGTAAATAACTCTCTTTCTTCAAATCCAGGTGCGATTTGTGTTTTAACTTTTTTTAAAAACTCTTTTAGAAAAAGAATACTTAAGTTTTTAACTTTTTTTCCAGAGGTGTGTTTGTTTACGGAGTTTTTAGAGAACACTAATGTGTCCGGTTTATTTGGACTTCTATAAGAGGAAATACCAGAAAATCCACGTAAACATCCATAAAATGATGTAGAGGTTATTCCAACATACGTAATGATTTCAGAATCGATTTGAATCAATCCATATCTTTCTGGAAATCCTAAAGTGCTGTTAACATTAATAAGTATGCTATCATAAGATAAATCACTCGTAAGAGTTGCCTCTTCAGTTAAGTTTGTAAGTTCTTCAAGTTTTACATATTTGTCAATGTTTTGTAAAATATCAAGAGTGCCTCCTTGATATTCTAATGATCTATAGTAATCCTCTAAAAACTCTACTACAAGAGGAAAGTCCTCCCTCACAAACTCAGGGAGTTGACTTTGAACGATGGAACTGATTTTAACTCTATTTACCATTTTATTTTACTTTCTAACTAATCCTCTAGCGGAGTAACTTGGAGTGAATACATAGTTTGTTCCTGATGGATAAGTTCCAGAAGAAACTTCATCAATGACCATATCAACACTAGTGCTACTAATATCTAGTTGCAAATAAAGATCTTGTAATCCAACGACATCATTTGATGTTGGAACTGCAGAAATCTCAATAAGACTTGATTTTCTTTGAGTGCCTGTGATTCTAACAGCATTTAAAAGGATTTCTCCTTTTTGATAATTAATGATACCTGCTGATCTTCTTATAATCTGAACTTGAGTGTCTGAAAGCGGTTTAAAAAATATAATAGATCCAGTTATTTTGTTTGGATTTGGAATATCAGTCAAATAAATGGTATCCTGTATACCAGCAACAGTAAATCCAGAAGAGCGAATATTATAACCATCTTGATTATTTACACTGATGGAGTTTCCATAACATATTTCATATTCAGCAAACTCATTAAATTTTGGTCTAGCATCACGACGCATTTCTACAGTTGTAATGTTTGATGTAATCGATTCATGCGAGTTATCAATCAAAGAACCAACTTTACTATACTTAAATCTTGCTCCATACTTATTAAGTTCTGTAGAGTTTGCATATGCATTTAAGTTTTCTTTTACAATCGCAAGGACATAGTTTGAACTTGCTGCAAGATTTGGATTATAGTAAACAGAGGAGTCAAGTTCAATGTAAAGATATTTCAAATCAAGAATTTCAGGCACAATACCTGCTACACTATATTTTCTAAGTTCTCTCTTTAAATTATCTTTAATCGAGTTTGGAACAAACGGACCAAAAGTTGGTTTAATAGTAATAAAAACTTTTCCAAATCTTGGGGGGGTTAGTTCCTCACCACCAAAAACAGATACAGATTCAGCTTCTGGATAGATCTGAGGAATGATTGCTTCATAGTCATTTGTTGTTACCGCACGATTTTTTGCCGCGTATAGTTTAGGTGCATATTTTTTGATAGAAGATACTGATTCTATTTCTGCACCACTCGTTGCAGTTTGAGTAACAGCAAGAAGTGATATATCACTTGTAACAATATTTGAGTTATTGTCTAAAAGTCTACCAGCGAAACTTAATGTAGAAACACCATTTGCATTTTCTCCATTTGTTACATTATAACGCACAGAGATCGTTGCTCCTGGTTCTAGTTTTTTACCAAATATTCCATCACCAAAAATTAGTTCATATCTTTCGTCATCAATCTCTTGAATAAAAAACACTCTAGATGATGATGTAACGTTGAATAGACTATCTGCAAAAGTATACGTTACTCCTTGAAGGACTCCTGTGCCATCTTCATCAACAGTTACTCTAATCGTTGATGTGTCAATGTGAGGGTTATCAAGAATAAATTTTTGCTTTTTATCAGTTGCACTCACAACAAAATCTATACCTAGATAGGTTCCTTCATAGCACTCAACATTATTAAAATATGCAAACTCATTTACAACCGGAACTGTAATGTCTGCAGGGATTGTAAATGTATATGATTCTTCTCCAAAATTTTGTGTCGTTGCAACAACTCCACTTTTTAACGTAAGTTGAACAGGATTTATTGCCAGATTAGTTGTATCAACGAAAAAAGAAAACTTTGCTCTTGCCCCTCTTCTTGATCGAGGCATATATCCAATATTACGTGCAAGTGCAACGATATTTTCTCTAAGTGTTGCACTATCAATAAAAACTTCATTTGATGCCATGTTGGCATTATAAGCACTAATATAAGTGTTATATGCAAGAACATCAATCAAAGTCGAAATGTTAGACCCTTCATAGTCAAAATCAGTGAAATTTGAGTTTCCTCTCAAATAATCTTTGATAGATGTTTTTATCTGATTGAAATCCAGATTTGTGAAGTTTACTAATGCCATTTATCAACCCTATTCTAATACAAAGTTAATTTCTTGAGTGGCTTGAGATAATCCAACAATTTCATAGTTAACTGTAACAACAAAAGTATTATTGTTAACATCAGGTTGAGCAATAACTCTGATGAGATTCACTCTGGGTTCATTGCTTTCGATAGTTGCAGTTATACTGTTTTCAATAACAGCACCAGTTGCTACATCTATGTTTTCAAAAAGAGACTGCTTAACATTACAACCAATATCTCGATTAAATAGTCTCTCAGTATATGCAGTCAGAACTAAATTACGTAAAGAACGAGCAATCGCATTCTCATTAGAGAGAGTAATTAAATCTCCAGTAATGGGATGCGATTGAAATGAAAAACTAATGTCCTTAAATCCGCGACTGACTCCTTCTAATGGCATTTACAAATGTATAATATTATTCTACCTTATTTAGAAGGTATTTTTAACCTATTCATGCCATCTTTCAACAAAATCATCAAATCCTCCTGCACCACCACAGGGTCTTGAGTATCGATCATCTGGTAGTTTATATACAGAAAGTGATTTTTCACTCATTATTATCTTTTTTAAGTATTTTTCCGAAGAAATTTCAGTAATTAACGTCATTCCTGACTCAATAAAGTCTTTACTTTTATCAACTGAACTGTTGGCCATTGGTTTTTGCTCCTGATTCATTAAAATCAGAACTTTTTACGGGGTTGCTATCCCGTTCTTGTGCAGTTTTCCAAAAATATTCATCTTCATTGCCCATTGCAAGTCGCTCATAGCTGTTTTCAACCTGATAATAGCGTGTTGAAACCTTAAAATCAGGTGTTTTTGGTTCTTTTGGCGTTAAACTGTTGTCATAAATGCGTATTCGGTTGTTAGGATAGAGTGCAAATTGCCCATTTTGCAACTCAATGAGGTTATGAGACTTATGTTCAGCAGGATTTTCACTTGTAGCATAGTCAATTACATCTGGATCTTGATGATAATTGTCTAAAGTGCATACATAGGTGCCTTTTTGAGGTCCAAAGTCCCGTGTATAGCACTCATAATCCATGGATCCAATGAATTGCTTCTGAACAGCAACAACTCCATAGTCCATACAGTTCCAAAACTGAAGATTAGGTAGATCTAAATCAGGATCTGGCGTTTCAGGACGAGACAAAAAAGCACTGATCGGCAGTTTATCATACATTGCAGCATACTCTGGCAAATATGTTTCAAAATAAAAAGCGCGTCCAGGTATCGATTTTGCTGATACCCAAACGCCTTTAACAAATTCGCCCCAACCACTTTGATGATCTGTTAGATACTCTTTACGAACCCACACTTCTTGAGAAGGTAAATTAGTAATTAAACATGCCATGTGATTTTTTTATTGACTTAACTATTTAACCTTGTCCTCTGTATTTTTTACGAGCCGAGTTACGGGAGGTTGCAGAAAGTTTTGTATGTTGAGAGTTTCCTTGACGAGTCTTTTTAGGTTTTCCCTCAACATGAGCCTTCGAAGTCAA